TATCATTAAGCTCAACGGTTGGAATAAGCGTGTCACTGACTAAAAGCTCATCTCCAGCCTCTCTAACTAGTTTGGAGCTGCCCTTATGTTCAACAATTTCGCCGATAGACGGGGCTGCAATAACGACTCCCGAAGAAATCGCTATTGATAGCGCCATCAAGCATTTAACTGTCGTTAGAGCTGTCTTTCTGATTGATTTGAATAGTAGCATTATCTGAAGTCACATCTAAAGTTATGATACCGTTACAAGTAGTAACACCCGTAGCACAAGTACCACTCATTTGATTAATATCAATGTCAGCTGAATCACCGGTTAAAGTTACGTTGATTTCCTGCTCTCCACCATCTTTTTGCATGGTGTTGATATTGTTTGATGCACCTGTGATATCGAAATTCCAAATGGCGTCATCTACGTCGATGTCAACATCAAAAATATTCGTATCTCCCAATAATGTTAAATCCATATCTAATCTTTCTGCACTTGCATTATAGCCTTGGTCAAAGTCCATAGTGTTTGAGTCGCCTGTGATGTCTACGTCTATAGTAGAACTATCGGCTGATCCAACATATCCTATATTCCAATCCCACGAATTACTATCTCCTGTAAAAAGAAGATTATAAGTCGAGCTATCAGCAACGATTGTACCAAATAGTAAATTCTCATTACCTATTTGATCGATGTTAATGTTTAACGAAGAACCAGTAACAGCCATTGGAGATGAAGAACTTGAAAAGTCGTCTAATCCAATTTTGTTACCGTATCCATACTGATCAATATACAATGTTAATGTATCACCAGTTTGGTCGATGTTAATCTCATTATCATCAGTTGCCTGAGCAATTGCGTTGAAAGAAAATAAACATAATAAAGATAAGCCTAATATTTTATGTTTCATTATTTTTCCCTTTTATTTTTCATCGAGGCTATGCTTTTCGTTTGTTCCATCATGATCTTTTTGATGGGGGTGACGATGGCCTGCCTCGATTTCCCAAAAACCTCTATCGTGTCCTTGGTATACCATTTCTAATACTCCAGCTTCAATAGCTGAACGTACTGCGTAAGTCACTGATTCATTATTACCAACTCCGTCTTCATACTCAATCAATTGTGTTCCTTGTTCGATAAATCTAAACAGATCACCACCTGAGCCTACACTCAGTACAGTTTTTCGAGTTTGAACATTCAATAATATTTCACCGGTTAATACTGAAACGGCACGGATTGAAACAGTAACTACGTCTTGTCGATATTGATTACTAAAACCAATACCTAACGTTCTTGCTCCTCTTCCTCCAGTTCTAATATTACTATCATAACCAATAATTCCACCTTCTATAATCATACCTGCAAAAAGAAGTGGCCCGACTCCTTGAGTCTTTGTATTTAACTTCTTAGCTGCCTCATCACGAGCTGATCGTATAATTTGTCTTTCACGAACAAGAGAGTCAATACCTTCTCGTTCAACTACTCTAAACCAATGTCCGTTTGCAGCTGTCTTTAAAGCATCAATTAGTAACTCTGTTCCGCCTTGTGTTACTGCTGTAGAGAAACTCTGTCCGCTTTGTGAATCTTTTCTTTGTCCGGTTTTATCTGCAAATCCGTATACTGCAACTACTGGCATAGACTTAGCTTTTGGTAAAGCTAATAAATCAATATACGAAGGTAGCTTAATAACTTCAGGAGATTCTATACAAATCTGTTTGCTTTCGGTGTATTGTCTTACACCTGTGTATAGATCTTTACTCCAACCTTCTTCGTATTGGCCTTTACCATACTCACAGTTAGCCGGTCCATCAGACCACTGTGGCATTTGAGCGCAACCTGTTAACAATAACAGGAAGGTTAAACTAGCCGCCGTCAGTCGTACCATCGTCGCTTCCAAAATTTCCAGATCCAATAGGGATCTCAATAACAGTTGTTGAACCATTCTCATCAACAATAGTCATTTTTATAAATTCTGTCCCATCAGCAGCTGTGATTATTTCATAAGTTACTGTGGAACCTTCTAGTACAAACGATCCAAATCTAACTGGGTTGTCGTTAGAGAACATGTTGTCTACTAGCTGTTTTGATAATTGAGCGTAAATACGTGATTCCAAGTTCCTAATGAATTTGGCCAATGTTGTATTTTCTTCGGCTCGTTGTGCTGCTCTTTGCGCTGCTTCCATCGCATCTTTAATTGCTTTCTTTCTACCATGTTCTTGGTTTTCAACAGTTAAGTAGTGAGCTCCTGTTCCTATACCACTAAACGATGGATTTTTAAAACTGTGTACTATGGGTTCTGCCGCTAAATCGTTAGCAGTAAAAAGTGCCCCTATTACAAATGATACTATTAATACTTTAATCCTTAGCTTCATTTTTCTTCCTCGTCTTTCTTTCAAGCTCTTCTTCAGCCTTTTTAATAAGACCGTCCTTAGCTTTATATTCTAAAACCACATTCACTTTTTGCTGCAATCTAATTAAGTCTTGATCTAACATGCGGACCCGATCAATTACTTTAATTAATTGCATATGATGTTTGTCGATGGCCGGTTCAATAGTTTCGTTGATAAACTTCCAAACGAAATAAACAAAATATCCTAAACCACAAACCATTATAGTCGGAAACCCGTATTCCTGCACTAAGGCAGCTAAGTCTAATCCTTCCATATGTTAGAAGTCCAAACTGAGTTGAACGTCCGTCTTCTTAAAAAACATACATCCATTTTGATCTAGCTCAAGTACAAAATTATCGCCAACGCTCAAAGATGTTTTCTCTACTCTTACTTGACTGTCTGGTTCCAGGGCTGTATCGACATCACTCAGCAGTAAACCTTCTTCAGTTATATTAAACTTGTAATCTACATACATCACTTCAATCTCTCCTTACATCCACTTTTCCGTCTTCAATAAAATTTTCGGCTCTAGCTATACGATCAGTGTCCGGCGTCAGTCCTAATGCCGAACTAACAAGTAAGTCTATCTTGATAATTTCGTTGCTCATAGACCTAGCTCGATTCTCCAAGCCCTCCGAAAATATTGTTAATGTCTTAATACTATCAACGATTCCTTCAAAAATCTGTCTAATAATAATAAAGATAAAGAATCCCATTACAAGAGCTCCGGCGATCGGCAGTCCGACGTCAGAGATCAACTGTAAAATCTGTTCCATTTTTGCTCCAGTGTGAAGCTATCTAGGGCTTCGTTCTATTTATAATGAGAATACACTTAAAAAAGTGAAAAAAACAGTTGACAAATTCGTTTTGATATGTTATAATATACTTATAAATTAAATTAAATAGGAAACTAAATGAACGTAAGAATACTTGGAAACCAACCAGAACCAACTTTAACTAGAGATGATGCTTACTACATCACAGACTTCGAGGTCAGAACTAAAGACTTAGAAACCTTTGAGCATGGTAAGACCCTAGTTGACCTATGGATCAAAAAGAATGATCCAACTCTGGAAGGCTGCCAGTTTAATCTTACAGATCCTATGACTGTAGGCATCTATCCTATGGTCGGCAAGACTAATATGGACAGCATCGTGTTAATGCTCGAAGAAATCGGCTTTTATGGTAAATCTGCTGGTTATTCATTATAGTTATAAGCTTATAACAAATTGATATAAAAAACAGTTGACAAACACCATTTGATTTGATATAATATACCCATCAAATATGAAAATTTAAAACTAAAGGAAACTACATTATGCTAACTCAAAACGAATTGAACAAAATGAACTCACTACTTGCTAAGGCTGACTCTTCTCAGATGCGAATGATCAATGGCATGTTTAACGATCAGCACAAAGCTAAGCAGCAGATGGCTAAGAACTCTTTCGTCAAAGGGCAGAAAGTCTTCTTTATGACTAAGCTTGGCCAACGTCAAGAAGGTGTTGTTACTAAGGTAATGATTAAGAACATTCAAGTTGATACTGCAGAAGGTGGCATCTGGAGAGTATCTCCAATACTTCTCAAGGCTTGCTAAAATAAGTGAAAATAAATGTCAAAAAGGGTTGACAAATACCTTTTGATATGATATAATATACTTATAAATTATGAAAAATGGAGAAATGATTATGACTAACTTTGATAAAGACCAATTTACTTGGGATGGAATGTACTTAATGTATAGAGGCGGGTTTGAGAATGCACCTCTAATGAACGAGGTACATCCTGACTGTCACCCATCTTGGGTCGGTCTAGTTAAGCCATCATTTATTGCTAGGTTCAAGTACGGCTCAAAGCCTTGGAAATCTTGGGTTAATGCAATCGTTGAAAACTACACTGTTGAAGAATACCTCGCAGAAGTTAAATCATCTTCTCCATTAGAAGCTGTTAATAAAATTGGTTACTCAGGAAAAGGAAGATACTTTTCAAGGAAGGCTGCATAATGATTGAGATTTTACAAGAAGTAACTGACTGGGGTACTGAGAATGTATCCAACGGTGAATACCACGTCAATGGTCTTGGCCAACTCTACGCTTACAAAGCTACAGGTGGAGATCTAAAGGTGTTTAACAAACCAATGAAACAGTTTTCTAAATCACGACGTAAGTTCAAAAAGGTAGGTGAATATGAGCAATAGTATAAAAGGTCTTATTAAGACAGTAGGTGCATTTGTAATTGTAACTTGTGTTTTTGCATATGGTTTTTCCTTTTATGCTGCAATTCCTGATGTTCTTGTGTCACATTCTACCGATGAGTGTGTTACAGTAATTAACTATACTGACGAAGACATTTACTCTTGTGAGAATATGCCTACTAAGTATAACAAAGTGTGGGTAAAATAATTTGAACATATTTGTTTTAGATTCAGATCCTATCACCGCTGCACAAATGTGCTGTGACAGACACGTACCTAAAATGATTGTTGAAAGTGCTCAGATGCTTTCAACAGCACATCGAATGCTTGACGGAATACCAGAAAGAAGAAGATCACGATCTGGTAAAACGATGCAACAATATTACTCTTTTGGCGACGAAAGAGATGATCTTTACTATTTGGCAGTACACAAATTCCATCCGTGTACAACTTGGACTATGGAAAGTAAAACTAACTACGAGTGGCACTACGAACACTTTCGCGGACTAGCAAATGAATTTGAGTACCGCAGAAACAAGCCACATCTTACATGGCAGAAACTCGGCGCAATGCTTAGTATGCCTCCTAAGAATATAAAAGACATTGGGCTCACACCGTTTGCACAAGCGATGAGCCAGTATCCTGACTGCAAAAATGAAGATGCAGTTCAGGCTTATAGAAACTATTACCATGCAGCAAAACCCTTTGCTAAGTGGGACTGGGGGCGACCAGCACCTAGCTGGTGGCAAGGATTTGAAAGTTACAATAAGGAGGAACTTTTAGATGGGATTACGTAAGCAAATGTTAAACTTTTATAAGTATATTAAGGAGGAATCAAAAGTGAATAATGAAATAGTAAAGTCTTTGATGGAAGATTGTAAGAGAGGAAAACTCGATGTCGATGAAGTTCTAGAAGCAACTTTAAGTAAGTTAGTTGAACTAGACGATCGTGCTGTGCTCACTATGGCAGTGGAAAACGGTTTTATTATCGCTGATGACTACGAGGATGATGTTCGAGTTAGGATCGAAAGAGAGATTGATGCAGATGATCAATTAACGGCTCAGCAAAAAATCATCGAAAAGGTCTTAGCTAGATACGGAGATCATGAATAATGGAAATAGACTTTGGTGTAATAGAATTCATAATTACTGCTAGTATTTTTAGTGTATTTGGATATTTTGCTCAATGGGCAGAATCCAAGAAAGAAATTGTAGCTGCAACTATAGAATCTCTTATTGACCAAGGATTCCTTAAGACTACTGGTACCGGTGACAACTGTCATCTGGTCAAATGGTCGGAAGAAGAATAAACTCACTCTGCTCCGTTCGTCTAGTGGTTAGGACACCGGGTTTTCATCTCGGCAACAGGAGTTCGACTCTCCTACGGAGTGCCAAAAAGGATATATTATGATACCACTTGTTGGAACTCGCAAGTCTAAGCTAGCTCTTGCGTATACTGAACAAGCTACTAAGCTTATTCCTTTTCAAACGAACACGATATTAATAGACTCTACTGGAGATCTAAACCCTACTACTGCCATTGAAGAAATGGGTGGTAAAGGTGTGTTCTGTAAAGAGATAGAACAAAGCTTAATGGATAAACAAATAGATATTGCTATCCACGCATTTAAAGATCTCACTCGAGATAACGATGCTCACTTACACATACCTTGTGTACTCCCCAGAAATGACCACCACGACTGCCTTGTAGGTAATAATATTAACCCAAGGAGTATAGGCACAAGTAGTCCTAGAAGGATCCAGCAGATACGTGAGTTATATCCTAATGCTGAAGTTGTTCCCATAAGAGGTAATATAGATACAAGGATTAATAAGCAAGAGAATGGAGAATACGACGCGATAATCTTAGCAAAAGCAGGACTTGATGCTCTCGGATTAACACATAAGATATCAAGAGTATTTGGAACTGCTGATATGTTACCTGCACCAGGTCAAGGTGTTATTGCTTTACAAATGAGAATAGACGATCGTATGTCAACCGCTTTATCTAATGTAAATCATTGGGATACTTGGTATATGGCTATGGCTGAAAAGCAAGCACTTAAAGAAATAGATGGAGATTGTCAAACACCTATTGGTATGTTATCTATAATAACAAATGGTAATATAAAAATAATAGGAAGGAACTTTGAGACAATGAAAATCAGTGTACAAGAAGGCCCTATACACCAATTCCAAGAAATAGGTTCTGCGTTAGGCAGATCGCTAATTTAAACAGGATTTACCATCCACTTTTGATTTTAGTATCAAAGTAATACTGTTTGCATTCGCGAATAGTTTCTGACACACCCGCTTCTACTTCTACTTTACATTTCTTATTCAACTCAACTGTATTATTCGTAGCACTAATAGTACCCACAACAAGAATAACCCAAAACACAATAGTCATTATTTACAAACTCCAAAGAAAAAAAAAGAGGGATCCGAAGATCCCCCTTAAAGTACCAATGTAATTTATTATTCTTAGAATAAGTTAATTACACGAACTCGTCTGTAGTACTTGTTCGCATTGTCGGTTAATGCACCAACACCTTGCGTAGTACCCTCTGCGAATGGATTAGCAACCATACCGTATCGAGTTTTGAATCCGATTTTTGGTTGGAAGCTATTCTCACCAACAGCACGAACCATTTGCAATGGAACGTATGGGCAGTAGAACAAGCCAGCATCGAACGCACTAGAACCTTTATAACCAACTACTAGGTAGTTAGCACCGGCGAATGGATCGATATACACTTTGAATCTTCCGTTAAGAACACCAGCAAAAGTATTACCAGTATCATCAACTTCAAGAGTGTTAGAGTTAAGAGCAGGTGCGTAGTCTAGTACGCCAGCCATTTGCAATGCAGATGCTACGTCTGAAGAACAGATAACCATGTTACCTTTCCCTCTACGAGTACCTTTCGCAATAGCGTTTGCTTCTTGCTCGATTTGGAACATAAGTCCCTTGAACTTCTCTACAGACCAACGACCGTTAGCGTCGACATCCAAGTCGAAAACACCAGCAGCAGCAGTACCAGGAGCACCAGCTTCAGCAGTCTTGTAAATTGTTCTAACAACTTCACGGTTGATTTCTGTTAAGATTTCAGATTGAAGAATGTTAGCAAGTTCAGTTTCAGCGTCTAAGCCGTGAACAGCACGTAGATCCTGAGCAAGCTCAGTAGTGTATTCAGCTTTCAGAGCTCTAGTCTTAGCAGCAACAGTTACTTTCTCAATTGAGAAGGCCATTTCTGCGTAGCCAGCACCAACACCATCACCAAGTGCTTCACCAGCACCTGTGTCAAGTCCAGTACCAGATGTTACTAGTGCAGGGTTAGCGTTAGGTAGAGTGTTAGCGTGTGTGCCAGCACCTGTGAAGTCAGTATCCGCTTCCGCGTAGAATGCTTCATCACCGTTTTGTGCACCGTATCTTGCTCTCATAGCAAAGATTAGACCAGTAGGACCAGTCATAGGCTGTACGCCACAGATGTCATATGCGATTAGGTTAGGAACCGCTCTTCGTACCAAACTAATAAGAATTGGGTCATAACCAGCTGTAGGTCCTGCAGCTGTTGAAGCTGAACCGAAACCACCAGTACCAGCATCGTTAGTTGGTGCTGCTTCTGAAAGAAGGCTTGTCATATTTGCTGATAAATCACCAGTTTCTGACAGAGCTCTCTCTGTGTTTTCGAGGATTGTTGCTGTTACCGCTTTCTTATGAGAATCAGTAATAGGGGAAAAAGATGCATGCTCTAAGATAGGGCTCCACTTTTCCACCAATGCTTGATAGTTACTCATTTTCTATCTCCTTTTGTATTAAATTAAATTAAGTTTTTTAAACAAACCAATTTTAATTATTCTTTACTTCTTAGTGTTGAAAGCTTCAACTAGAGCATTTATAGAAGTGTAATCAGAAGTTGGTTTTTTTACTTCCTGTTCTTCTAGAATAATTTCGTCTTCTTCGACATCCTCTACTTTAGGGGTGGCAATTTTGCCCTCGCTAAAGAAGGATTCCTTGATTACTGAAAGATTTTCTGCGTAAGCATCTGCATCTTCAACGTCAAGCTTTTCAGAAAGTACTTTAAAACGTTCTACCTGATTTTCAGATAAACCGCTGATCATACCTTCAAATACTTTTTCAGCCTTCATAGAAGAGATAACACCTTTAAGTTCAATATTTTCATTGACTACAGTGTTAGTACCTTCTTCAAGGTCTGAAACTTGTTTCTCTAAACTCTCAACTACATCGAAAGTCTCTTCTGATACTTCAATGTTGTGCTCTGTGAAAAGACCTTTAAGACCGTCTAGTAGAGATTCTGCCATTTCAACTTTGATACCGGCTTCTACAGCGATTTTATTCTCTTCCATCCACTCACCAACAACGTAGTCTAGATATTTGTCTACATTTTCAACAACATCTTTCATACGGTTATCGATAGCTTCACTTAGTTCACTTTCGAGTTTACTTTCTAGATCTTCTTTCAAAGAGTCTGTCTTTGATGCAACTTGCTCATTAACAGCTGCTTCGAATACTAGTTTAATATTTGCTTTAAAATCTTCTGAAAGATCAGTACCTTCAAAGATTGATTCGATTGAATTTTCAATCTGTACAACTTCTTCAACAACTTCGTCAGTAGTTTCTACTTCTTCTGCAGTTGGTACTTTCTCACCGGCTTTTTCTTGGCCAGGAGTCTTTACATCTGATTTCTTGACTTCGACTTCGCCTTTTTTCTTCTTGACAATTTCTCCACCTTCAGGCTTTACAGGCTGAGGTACTTCTGAGTAACCGTCGTCAGCAACGAATTTAGTTTTGTCGTCTGCCATAATTATTTCTCCTTTAATATCTATTTAAATTCTTAAACTTATTGTAAATTGTTTCTTAACAAATTATTTATTAATTGTTTAATCTCTTAAAGAACGAACGAATGATTGAAACATCCTTGCGGCCGTTGCTTCGTCAATTGTTCGCACTACACGATTAACTTTTCTCTCAACTTCTTCAACTATTTCTTCGATAGCTTCAGCTACTGCTTGAGGCCTCCAAGATGAAGAAGCAATATCGTAATAATACTCTCTATTCTCCATAATGCCATTTACAAATGCATTAGGAGCTGAAGGATCAGTTACAATGTCTACAGTAGCAAGATGAAAGTCTTTTTGAACTTCCATAACACCATCTGATAACTGCTTAACTGAACCCAATCCTCTGGTTGAAACTCCGATTTTAACACCTTCGTCAAGTAAAGATTTAACAATCTCACCCATTGGAGTGGATAAGATTTTTGCTTTACCGTAAAAGTCATTACCTTCACGTCTCATTGAAGTAATTAGGTGTGATACTCTATCACCGTTAATAGTTGGTCCGTCTGGGTGTCCCAGTTCTCCAAGCGCTCGCTTTGGTTGAATAAATTCTTTGTCATAGCGCGCCATCTCTTTCTCAAGAGTATCACTCGGATAAGTACGTCCGTTTCTATTTTTTAGATCGCCTTGCATGAAGATACCTTCGATAAAGTGGGACTTAGTTCCGTCCTCTTTAGCTTCAGTAATTACTTCAAGGTTCTCATTTAGTTCTGTAATAAGTTGCATATTATCACCTTAATTAAAATTTCTTTATTTTATTTATAACTTTCGTTATATTCTAGCATCATAGTAATTCTTATTCAGTTCACCACGCTCTGTAGTCTGCCCCTTTTTTCTACACTTAACATATGTGTATTGGGCATTACCACCAGTTGGAGTAAATGTTCTAACTCCATTTGCTGTGGTACCATTAGCATCTGAATAAGTATCTGAAGCTATAGCTGTGTTTTCATATTCCCAAACACAAACATTGGCTGCGTCTTCTGATCCTAGTACGTCAACCCAAGCCATTCTCTTTAAACTCCTGCCTGAGTAGCGAATTTTAAGATTTCGCCAAATCCTTTTTGATCTTTCATCATGCTAGTTTCCATCTCTTTACGATTTTTAGGATTTAATCCTTTCATCATCGCGTTAAGAGCCTTAACATCTTTAAAATCTAACTTAATAGATTGACCATTCTTAAGTCTTAAATTACCCGGCTTGAAATTGGCTTCGTCTAAGAAACTTTTTTTTTCTAAAGATTCTTTTACAACACCAACTGATTTAGCTAATGATTTATGTACATCAGCAGCATCGTCTTCATCACCGTAGTGACTTACAGCAAATTTCCAAACGTCTTTTGGTTCGCCACTTACAAATGCTTGTCCATCACCGTGCATTGAGATTTTAACATTGAATCTTTTTTCTTGAGAAGCTTTTTGACTATCGCTACCAATAAAATCTACATCAATCTTAGATTCGCTTAAGTCAAACTTTTCTGTTATTTGGTTTAAGCCTTCAACTTCTTCGTACATTCCTGAGTTGATATATCCAGCTTCTAATTCAACATCTACTGCATCATCATCGCCTTCAACATCGTCGTCGTCTTTGTCTAAGTCGATTGCTTTGTTTGTGATTTCGTTTCCTTTAGCATAAGCGTATAGGGATTTTACTTGACTGAATACTTGTGCTAATTTTGACTGCCACCATTCTTCTGGATCCAAACCGTCAATTTCTAAATACTCTTGGATTTCTTCAGAAGCGTAACATATAAAGTTGAGTTGCTTCATCATCATTGAGACTTCTTCTTGGGGACTTTCCAGAAGATCTTCTGAATGAGATACTTTACTCATTAAACTTTTAAATGAAATTGAATTGCTTTCGTTTTGACGCTTAAGCACTGCTGCAACTTGAGGGTGTCTAGATAAACCTTTTGCAAGTTTGTTGATCGCTTCAACAGCACCTGAATAATTACCACCAGCGTATCTCTTATCAGAAGCAATACCGATTGCCATCTTAACTTCTCTATCAGAGAAACGTTCGATTCCTGACTCTTCAGATTCGTCTATATTACGAGGCATTTTAAAAACTTTCTTTTTCTGTGCCTTGTCGTATGCTTGATCGTAGTTGTCGTCACCTTCTTGGTCAGCAGGCCTTTTCTTCTTTGTTACACCTGGAATTTCTCCAGTATGAACATGGTCAGGCGCGACCGGGTGTTTTATCAACTCAATCTTATGCTGATCTTTAAATGCTTTCTCTTCTGGCGATTTTGGTTGCGCCACCTCTGAAAGCAGGTCTTTAAAGTTTTTCATATTTAGTCCCTATTTAATCTTATCTAATCTATATTTATTATCAATTTAAATTCGTCTCTAGAAAGAAGTATCATCTTCTCCTTCATCATCAGAAGGAGCTTCAGCCTTTTCCTTTTCCATCTGATCAGTCATTTCTATAAATTCTTCTTCTGTCATCTGAAGAATGTTTCTAATAACCCATTCTCTAGAATAATACTTTCCAATATTATCTTCAATATCTCTGAGTGTAGTCATACGCTCACGTAGTATTTCAGATTGCTTCAGCTCATCGTAATAATTATCTCTAGCAAATTCGTATCGAATATCATTACGTATAGCATCAAATTCTTCAGGTGTCAAAACACCTTTTAAAACTAACTGTTTTTCTAGGATAGTAGTAAATAACCAAGAAAAACGTGATCTAATTCTTTTGATAAACTTACCAAACTTAAGTTCATCACGTGTAATTTCTGAAGCTCTACCAAAGGTCGCTTGACTCTCTGGCTCTAAACGTGTTAAAGGTACTTTCAACGCTTTGTATAATTTACGTTGGAAGTACAACATGTTTGTATCATCACTTAAACCGGCGGCTGAGCCTCCTGCAAGTGTATCAACTTCAGTTGTTCGTTCACCACCTCTTCGTGGGAACCAAAAATCTTCAGTCATTGTCATCATCTTGCGAGAATCATTAATCTCACCAGTTGACGAATTATATTGTAACTTATTCTTATGGCGAGTCATCATATCTCTAAGATACTGTTCTGCTTTCGCCTTCGGTAAGTTACCGACATCAATATAAAAAATTCTTCTTTCAGGTGCTCTTGTTAATGTGTAAATAACAGTAGCATCTTCTAACATACGTAGTTGGTTTAATGGCTTGATCGCAGGATGTAAATGAGATAATACTAAACTATTATTTTCATTCATCATGCCAGATGTTACTCTAGCTATACTATCCTTAGTAATCTTAAAGCCTGATGTAGATCCGTCTCCGCCAGACTTATTAGAACCAAACCCACTTTCTGAGTACATATAATACTCATTCTTAATCTTTTTA